GCCATCGCCTGGGTTAAGGCCAAAGGGGAGGCGGAGGTTGCCAAGGTAAAGAAGGGAGGCGTCCGTGGTAAAAGGAAAAAGTAAGACCATGCCCACCCTTGAGGTGGCGTTGGTCGGTACGCTCTTCATCGCCGACGCCGTGTGCGTCCGGTTGTGGATGATCATGGAGGATATCCGGCTTGCACTTACAGATCCAGGCGCGATGGCTATCATCGTCACCGAGGATTCAATCAAGAGTGACAGCTCGCGCGTCGAGAACCAACTAAACACAGCACGCTCGGCGTTTGAAGACACCGAGCGTGCGACCGCTGTGTTCAGCGTTTGCCTTGCCCTCATCACCCTCGCGCTACTGGCGAGGATGATGAAGGGCCGGCGTTGATTACTTCGCTTTCTTGAAGCCGCCCACGAACAGGTAGTGGGCGACGCCGCCGTCGAGGGTCTTCTTGCCGGCGTTGTGCGTGGCGCAGGCGTCGGCGACCTTACGCTCGACGTACGCATCGAGGGCGAAAAGGAATTCCTTCGACACTCGCTTACCGTGCGACTTGGCGAACTGTTTGATGAGGCTGGGCTTGATGTATTGGATCTTCATGTTGGGAGGAAGGAAGACAGCATCCTACATTTCGTAGGAGATGTCAAGCCTGTAAAAAAAGCATAGTAAAAACAAAGTGGTGATTGACGACCCTACACCCAGTAGGCACAACCCTCTCATCGGACCCAACACCGTGGACATCAAACTCGACATTAAAAAGCTGGTCGCCCACTTCGGCGGTCGCATCAATCTCTGGCGTAAACTTAACGCCGCCGGCTACACTCTCTCGATCAAGACCATCGAGAAGTGGTCGGAACGCGACAGCCTTCCGGCGCACCGCATCGTCCAGTTGATGGACCTTGCCAAGCGTGACGGCCGTGTCATTGACCTTAACTCTTTCTTGCTAAACTCCGCCCCCAACGCCGAGAAGAAGCTTTCCCCCAACACCGATGAAAAACAAAAAGTCCGCAGCAGCCGTTAAGGCTCTCTCGGAGATGGACGTCGCGGAACTCCGCGACGCCGCCTCCATCCAGAACAACATCGTCGATGCCGCCAAGGCTCGACTCGCCGACATCCAGTCGGAACTGACCACCCGGTTCGCCGACGTGATCAAGTCCGCTTTGGAGGACGAAGGCAAGACCCACGGCCAGCACACCTTTGAGTCCGAGGGCGTCAAGCTCACGTCCGAGGTTCGCGCCACCGTCAAGTGGGACAGCCCCAAGCTTGAACTGGTCGCCCGCTCCCTGCCCTACGACCAGGTTCAGCGCATGTTCAAGATTGAGTTCTCCGTTCCGGAGAAGTCCTTCCAGTCCGTCACCGACAACACCCTCCGCGACAAGCTGCTCGACGCCCGCACCGTCAAGTACAGCGAACCCAAGTTCACCTTCGTTTCCTAATCTCCCAACCCAACCACATGATCAAAATCATCAAGGCTGACGACCGCCTCAAGGCCGTACCCAAGATCAACATCGCCCTGTTCGGCCCTGCCGGCGTGGGCAAGACCACGCAGGCTCGCACCCTCGACCCGAAGACCACCCTCTTCGTGGACCTGGAAGCCGGCACCCTCGCCATCCAGGACTGGCCGGCAGACGTCATCGACGTCCGCGATGTCGCCCAATCCTTCGGCAAGTATCCGTGGGAAATCGCCCGCGCCCTGGCCCTGTACGTCGGCGGCCACGACCCCAGCGACGCCACCGGTCCGTACTCCAAGCCTGTCCATGAGGCTGTCTCGGCTGCCTTTGCCAACATCGACCTTGCCAAGTACGACACGATCTTCATCGACTCCATCACGGTCGCTGGTCGTGAGTGCTTCAAGTGGGCGAAGGTCCAGCCGGAGACGTTCAACCGTGAAGGCAAGCCCGACACTCGCGGTGCCTATGGTCTGCTCGGCCAGGAGATGATCCGCTGGCTTACCCACCTCCAGCACTCCAACAAGTCCATCATCCTGTCGGGCATCCTCGACCAAGAAATCGACGACCTCAAGCGCGTATCGTGGAATCCCCAGATTGAGGGTTCCAAGACTGGTCGTGAGCTGCCAGGTATCTTCGACCAGGTAATCACCCTCCAGAACTTCAAGAACGAGGACGGCTCGATGTACCGCGCCTTCTGCTGCCAGCAGCAGAATCCGTGGGGCTACCCTGCCAAGGACCGCTCTGGTCGCCTCGACCTGCTTGAAGCCCCGGACCTCGGTGCGCTCATCAAGAAGATCCGCCTCGGCAAGCGCGTCGATACCAACCTCGTCCGCACCATTCCCGCTTCCACCCCCAATACCAACACCAAGTAATACAAAGATATGAGCATGTTCTCCCCCACCTCCGGCGCCGGCTCGGCCCCGGAACTCATCCCCAACGGCACCCTGGCGTGGGCGTTGATCACCATCGGCGGCGCGAAGCAGTCGAAGTCCAGCGGCGGCACCTACTACCCGGTGACGCTCACGGTCATCGGCGGCGAACACGAAGGCCGCAAGGTCTTCGACATGATCCCCGACGTCCAGGATGACCGCAACGGCGAGAAGTGGCGCAAGATGGGCATCACGTCCATCACCCGCATCTTCGAGTCTAGCGGTCACTTCAAGCCCTCCGACCCGAAGTCCTACGAGGCGTTCAACGGCAGGGACACCCTCGCGATTATGAACTTCATGGACGGCCAGCGCGTCGCCATCAAGGTCAAGGTCGAGAAGAACACCGACCCGGCGTATGCCGACAAGAACAAGGTCGGCGAATGGCTGTCGCCCAACCCCGCCTCCGGTGGCTACCGCGACTTCCAGAAGCTGGTCGCCGGCCAGTCTGGCGTCGTCGAGCAGGCTCGCGCTGCGGCCTTCTCCGCTCCGACTCCGACCGCCGCTCCGGGTTGGGTGAAGACTCCGTCTTCCTCCAATCCGTTCTAATACGTCCTACTCCAGGCGTCCCTTGAGAAAGTTGCTGACAAATCTGAATAACATGTCAGCATCTTCTCAAGGGACGCTTGTCCTTTTGCTCTTTAAAACACAGGGTGAGAGCGGGACGACAACCTGGCCGTCGGTCCAGACACTTCCGTCCACGCTCGCAGCGGTGACGCAGATGTTGGGTTTGCCTCTCCCGCCGCCCCCCTCTTTCCGATGAAGCTCCGGCCTAGGCAGGTGGACTTCGTCCACAAAATCAACTACGCCCTCAACAACAAGGGCAATACGCTCGGCGTCGCCCCTACTGGGGCGGGCAAGACCGTCATGCTTTCCGCCGCCATCAAGGCCGCCGGAAAAGGCAAGACCATCGTCCTCCAACACCGCGACGAACTGGTCGCCCAGAACCGGGCGACATACCGGCGCATCGACGCCGACACGCCGACCGACATCTACGCCGCCGACCGTAAACGCTGGTCGGATGGCGTCACCTTTGCGATGGTTCAGACCCTAGCCAGGGAAGACAACCTCGCCACCATGCCGCCTGTGGATCTGCTCGTCATCGACGAAGCCCACCACGTCGCAGCCGAATCCTATATCCGCATCGTCGAGAAGGCGAGGGAGTTGAATCCTTCCGTCCGCATACTGGGCGTGACGGCTACCCCTCAACGCGCCGACAAGAAAGCCCTAGCCGCCGTCTTCTCCAACGTCGCCGACGTCATCTCCATCAAAGAGCTGATTGAGGCTGGCAACCTGGTCCGCCCCCGCGTCTTCGTCATCGACTGCGGACTACGCTCTGAACTGGCAGGCGTCCGGCGGACTGTCGCCGACTTCGACATGGCCGAGGTGGAGAAGATTATGGATAAGTCCGCAGTCACCGAGCGGGTCATCGGAGAGTGGCGCGAGAAGGCCGGAAGCCGGAAGACCATCGCCTTCTGTTCCACCGTCGAGCATGCGGAGCATGTCACCCAAGCCTTCTGCGACGCCGGCATCAAGGCCGACATCGTCCACGGCAACCTGTCCGACGGCGACCGCCGCCGCGCCCTCATCGACTTTGAGAAAGACCGCACCCAAGTGCTGGTCAACGTCGCCGTCCTAACCGAGGGCTACGACTGCCAGACCGTAAGCTGCGTCCTGCTCCTCCGCCCATGCTCCTTCAAGTCCACGATGATCCAGATGATCGGGCGTGGCTTGCGCAAGGTAGACCCAGAGAAGCATCCCGGCGTCATCAAGTCCGACTGCATCGTTTTGGACTTCGGCTACTCCATCCTCACCCACGGCGGACTGGACAGCGATGTCGTCCTTGAACCTACCAAGGGCCAGGCGAAGACCAAGGTCTGCCCTTCCTGCAAGATGGAAGTACCCCTCGGCGTCGCCACCTGTCCGGCCTGCGAGCATATCTTCGACGGCGTCGAGCGTCGCCAGAAGGAAGCCGAGGAACGCGGTGCGCTTGAGAACTTCACCCTCACCGAGGTGGAGATCCTTGAGATGTCCCCCTTTCGGTGGGAATCTTTCTGGGACGGCGTCGTTACCATCGCTTCGGCCATGACCGCATGGGTCGTCGTCGTGCAGCACGACGGCAAGCAGTACGCCATCGGCGGCCGGGACGGACAGACTGGTGCGACGCTCATCTCCGTCACCGACGACCGTCTCCAGGCGGTCGCATCCGCCGACGACTACCTCCGCGAACATGGCGACAAGGACGCCGCCCGGAAGAGCAAGCGTTGGCTGACCGAGCCTCCCTCCGACAAGCAACTTGTCCAGCTTGGGCTTGATGTGTTCTCGTCCGTGGGTATGACCAAGTACCGGGCGACGTGCGCGCTGACCTGGAAGTGGCGCGAGCGTTTCATCAAAGCCAAGATTCTTTCCATCTAATATGTTCAAACCAGAAACCCAACCCTGCGAGATTGCCGAAGGCGTGAAAGCCTTGATCGACGCGGGCATCAAGAAGAAGCGAGGCGAACAGGTCGCGCGACAGTACCTCGGAGCTTCCCGCATCGGCGACGAATGCGAGCGACGCCTGGCGTACGAATACCACATGACGCCGAAGGACGAAGGTGCAGACTTCAAGGCCAACACCCTACGCATCTTCGACATGGGACATGACGGCGAAGAGCGTGTCGCCGAGTATCTCAAGTTGGCCGGCTTCGACCTAGTTACTCACCAGGAGGACGGCAAGCAGTTCGGAATCTCCGACGCCGGCGACAAGTTCAAGGGACATCTCGACGGCATCATCAAAGGCGGACCTAAAAACCCTGGCCTTATGTACCCATGCCTGTGGGAAAGCAAAGCCCTTGGAGATAAGAGCTGGAGCGACGTCGTTAAGAAGGGGCTGAAGGATTCCAAGCCTGTGTACTACGCCCAAGTACAAATCTACATGGCGTACAAGGATCTGCTGTCCTGCCTGTTCACGGCCATCAACCGAGACACCGGAGAGATCCACGTCGAGATCGTCGCCTTCAACGCCCGCGACGCCCAGTCGTATATCGACCGAGCCGTACGCATCGTGAAGACCGATAACCCGGAGCAGCTTGGCCGCATCGGTCGTGGCGTCGATGACTTCAAGTGCAAGTGGTGCGACTACAAGAAGCGTTGCCACGGCGTGTCCGAGCAGAAGACGCCTGACGCCGAACCGCCGAAGACCTGGGCTTGGTGATATGACCCTGTCCATCAAGCTGGACGAGATCACGATGCGCAACGCCGAGGCTGAAGCCAGGGCGAGAGGCGAATCTAACCGCATAGCCGGCGTCCCAGACCAGAAGGCAGGCAAGCAGTCTGGTCTGGTGTCCGACCTGGTCGGGCTGCTCGGCGAGATTGGCTTCTCGCGCATCTTCGACCTTGAGCGTGACGACACGGTCTACGCCAGAAGCGGTACGCCGGACTTCGTCGCCGGCAATGGTCAGTTGATTGAGGTTAAGTCCAGTCACCACGACAACCCTCACCTCCTCGTACCGGCCTACCAGATCGACGGCAAGTGGACGACCAAAGAAGCCATCGACGTATATGCCCTTATGCGCGTACGCTACGACGAACAGATCGTGACCTTCGTCGGATGGGCTGAACGCAAGGACGTCATCAACGACGCCAACCTTGGTTACTTCCGTGGGTCTAGCCGGATGTCCTACATCGTGCCTGCCGAGCAGATGTCTAGTCTCGACTCCGTCACCGAAGGCTACCTATGCTGGGTCGGAAAGACCAAGGGTCATACCATCACTTCGCCCTAATTTTTCGTTGACCGATACTTCATCTGAATCCATCAAACCTATCCCAACCCAATGACTCAACCTATCCGATATCTCTCCGTCTGCTCCGGCATGGAAGCGGCATCCGTCGCATGGCATCACCTCGGCTTCAAGCCGGTCGCCTTCAGCGAAATCGAGCCTTTCCCCAGTGCCATTCTCAAGCATCACTTCACCCAACCAAACTACCCATATGACGTCCCCAACCTCGGATCACTCACCGAATTCAACACCTGGCCCCTTGCAACTGGAGATGTGGACCTCCTCGTTGGAGGGACCCCATGCCAAGCTTTCTCCGTCGCAGGCAAGAGAGGCGGCCTCAACGACCCGCGAGGACAGCTCATGCTCTCCTTTCTTGACCTGGCTGCGAAGCTGCAGCCCCGATATGTTTTGTGGGAGAATGTTCCCGGCGTCCTGTCGTCCGGTCAACCTAAAGGATCTGACTTCGGATGCTTCGTTCAAGGGCTGGTCGAGCGCGGGTATGGCGTCGCCTGGAGAGTGCTGGACGCTCAATACGTTGGAGGGGCAAGAGCAGTCCCCCAGCGCCGCCGACGGGTCTTCGTCGTCGCCTACCGTGACCCTGTCACAGGTCTTGGAGACTGGAAAGCTGCCGCAGAGATTCTATCTGTCGCCGAAGGCTTGCGCGGGTATCTTGCGAAGGGCAAGCAAACGAGGAAAGGATCTTCCGGCGATGCTAAAGGCGGCGCTGGAGCAGACGGCCTCCTCCCTGCCTCCGCAACCGTAACCGCCAAGTGGGCGAAGGGTGCGGACGCCGGCCTCGCTTGCGATGGATCCGCCGCCAACATCATCCCTCAATACTGGAACGGCCAGGACGTGGTGAACACCCTTACGCGAAAGGGCATGGACCAACTGATGCCGGACAAGGATAACTTCCAGGGCGTCGTCGTACCTAATGTGATTGGTACGCTCGACACCGATTGCGGTGGTAGCAAGTTGAGCCACCAGACCGCAGTAAGCGGACACATCCTACCGACCTCCCATTGGGATGGTTCGGGGGTACACCCTACCCTCAATCGTGGAGGCATGGGGCAGATTGGATATTCCAACCAGGAGGTATTCTCGCAGGGCGGCGCCGGTCTTGTTCCGGCTATGATGTTCAAGGTGCGCGGCGGTTCGCCGGTCGAGACTGGCGAGCAGGGCGGTACGCCTGGCAAGGCTGCCGGCAAGGGATTCCTTGGCAGCGAGGAAAAGGCGTTCACCATCGCCACAGCCCCCGACCAGTGGCTCGCCCAACCCACCGCGTACAGCTTCGATTCCCTCGCCTCTAATTCGATGAAGTCTCCCAACCCCAACAGCGGATGTAGGGAGGTGGATCTTGCGAAGACCCTAGATACGTCCAACGCCTGTCCGTCAAAGAACCAAGGCGGCATCGGCATCGTGCATCCTATCGTCGCCCCGACCGTAACGACCTGCAAGGGTAGCCGTGGAGGTTCGTCGCAGGAGGCGATTGATGAGATCACCGCCGTACACCTCGCCCAACAGGCTATCCCGATTGACGACGGACGAGCCATCGAGAAGCATCAGAACGGCCTGGGCGTCGGCAAGCCAGGCGACCCTTCGTATACCCTCGACACGACTGGTGCGCAATCCGTTGCCATCCCCTACCGGAAATCCAAGAGGGCTTCCTCCACTACCGACAACGAGACTTGGGTCGAAGCCGAAGCTAGCAACACCCTCAACAACTTCGACCTTGGCGATACGCGCACTACGCATGCGGTGGTTGCTTGCTCGGATGTCTCCCCGACCGTAAGCAGCGGTGCGCCTTTCTCCAAGACCGGAAACGAGCGAGTCGAAACCGAAGCGTTCATCGTACAGGCGAGCGAACTGCGTCTTCGCGGACAGATCACCGAGAAGGATGTCTGCCCTACCCTCACGGCAAATGCGAAGCAGGGTGACACCGATCCCCTCGCCGTCCACGCCATCTCATTCCAACCTGGCAACCTCATGCGTAAGGCCGGGTCTGACCCTTCGACGGAAACTTTCCCGACCTTGACCAAGGACAGCGGCGACCAGTCGCCGCATGTGGCTACCGCCGTGTACGAGAACAGCCGTCGCGACGCCCTTCGGATCTACGAAGGCACAAGCCCTACCCTCCAGTCCTTTATGGGCACCGGCGGTTGCAACGTCCCTATGGTTCAAGACCAGAACAAGCCGGTCCACTTCGACACCTACAACCAAGCCGTGTCGGACGTGAGCATGACCCTGTCTTGTTCCGCATCGGACGCCAATCACGTCGGCACCGTCTATCAGCCTGCGATGGCGGTGCGTCGCTTGACGCCCAGGGAATGCGAGCGCCTCCAGGGGTTTCCCGATGATTGGTCCATGATTCCTTGGAAGGGCAAGCCTGCCGAGGAGTGTCCGGACGGTCCGCGTTACAAGGCCTGCGGCAATAGCATGGCCGTAAACGTGATGCGCTTCATCGGCGAAGCCATCGCCCAGTACGAAGCCAATCGCAAGAAGGACTAACGATGGATCCCATCGTTGATAACGATGCCGTCGCACGGCATCTGCACCTCCTGTTCGGCAGCGAACCGAAGGGGTACGTCTGCCTCCGTGGCATCGGCGAGAAAGGCACCGCCCGCGAGGGCGTCTTCCGTGAGGACATCTTCCTTGAGCCGGAGCGTATCGGCTGGGAGCGGTTCGTCTCGTCCGTGATCTTCCACACCACCCGCTGGGGGCAGCACGACGTAGCCACCTTCATCGTGCCTTGCACCTTGAAGGCAGACCGAGGAACGGCGGAGAACTGCGACGTCTTCCGCACCGTGTGCGCCGACTTCGACACCGGCGACACCGACGCCAAGCTCGCCTTCGTCGAGAGGGAATTCGGCCAGGCGGCGATGGTCGTGCTGTCCGGTGGCGTCACCGAAGAGGGCAAGCCGAAGCGTCACGCCTACTGGCAGGTCGAGGAGATGGAAGTCTCCTCCATCGTCGCCATCCGCGACCAGATCGCCCGCAAGGCCGGGGCTGACATCCAGTTCGGGCTTGGCGTTGACGGCAACCCATACGGACGCGCACACCAGCCCATCCGACTGGCTGGATCCATCCACGGCAAGTCCGGCGTCCGTCGCCTGGTCGTCATCGACAGATACGACCCGGACTGCCGCGTCGATTGCCCCCACGCATCCGCCTTCCGCATGCCCGAATCCGAATGGGCGATCAAGGAAGCCCCGGTCGATCCGCTTATGCCGAAGACGCATACGCCTGCCGTCGAGATGCTCACGGTGGACGTCGCCGCCGGCGGAGAAGGAACAACCAGATGGTCGGCGTTCAACGGCGTCGCCGGACATTACATCCACACCGCTCGCATCGGGAAGATGACCCTGGACGCTGCGCGTCTCGCCACCTACGGCTGGATGCAAGCGCACATGACTCCGCCCTGGCCGGAGTCTCGCTTCGACACCGAGTGGCTTGGCCTGCTCCGTAACGACATCCACAACAACGGTCCGATGCCGGAGCCGGAGAAGCCCATCCTTGAGGAGGGCAAGGGACTGGCAGTATGGGCCGCCCACCGATGGAGTCTTACGCCCAGGCCGGAACGCCAGTTCCTTGTCCAGAACTGGCTACAAGCAGCCAAGCACCAGTTGCTCGTAGCCGAAGGCGGAGCAGGCAAGACATTTATGGTCCTCGACCTTGCCTTGAAGATCACTGCACGACGCGAAGGAGATACCTGGTGCGGTATGCCGGTGATGCGTAAGGGTGCGGTCGTCATCCTTACGACCGAAGACGACAAGGACGAACTGCACATCCGCCTGGCCGACATGGACGCCGACGGAAGCCGACGCCGGGAAGCCGGCGACGACCTTATCATTCTGCCGTCCATCAACTCCGGCGGCGCCTTCGCCCTCGTCGAGCGTGACCCGAAGACGCAGGAGTCGAAGCCTTCCCGCAAGTGGCTGGAATTCTTCGCCCTGCTCCGGCAGATCCCGAACCTCCAGCTGGTGGTCATCGACACCCTAAACTCCGTCCTGCACGGCGAAGAGAACAGCGCCACGGTCATCAACGAATTCATCCGCGTAGCCAGTCAAGTAGGCGGCGAACTAGGAGCAGCCCTCATCGTAATCCATCACATCAAGAAACAGGGCGACGAACCAATCCGCAACGCCGAGCAGATGGCGTCGCAGGTCCGAGGTTCGTCGGCCTTGCTCGGAGCGTTCCGTGGTGCCATCGGCGTATGGCATGCGTCCGACTACGACCGCCGAATGAAGGGCATGGGTCTAGTCCCTCGCCGGAAGCACCTGTGGAAGGCAGCCATCATCAAGGCGAACAACCCGGAGATGATCGACTCCGAGCGTACGCTTTTGCGTACGGAAATCGGTACGCTCATCGACGTAACCGACAAGGACAAGTTCAACGACGTCAACTTCCTGGAGCGACAGGCCTGGCTTGTCGCCGCCGTCACGCTCGCCGCCCGCAAGGGTCATCCCTACTCCATCGAGGGCAAGAACGCCAAGTCCGGCCTGTACCGCCGACGCGGCGAGCTGCCGTCCATCCTGCGGTCCATCGGCCCAGGGGAGTTTGCCCACCTGGTGGACGACATGCTCGTCCAGAAGGTACTGGTCGCCGCCGCCGCCAAGGGTGGCAAGGACAAGAAGTGGTTGGACATCCCGACCGGACCTATCGCCTCGGACGAAGTCGGAGCGGAGATCAACTCCGGCGCTTACCAGCCGGAGGATTGGGAAGAGTTTGAATATGACAAAGACTCGCGTATAATCATCCGTAAGCCGTGAGCAACAGACCTATCATCCGTATGGCCGACGACGGTCGCGACAACGTAAGCCTGTGGGACAGGTGTCGCATGATCGTCGAAGCCGGCATCAAGAAATACGGTGACGCCGGCGGTCTTCCCATCTCCGGAACTGGTCGGGCTAGGAAAAAGAAAACCATTGGAAAAAAGAAGATTGCCAAGGGTAAGTAAGGCATCAAAGTCGGCGTCCCCAACCACCGACATGATCACCGAAATACTGATGGCTTCAGCAGCCTTCGCACCTATGCCCGCGCACTGGGTCGATGCCGTAGAACATATCGAATCCTCCGGACGCGGAGCATCCACCCCACCCGGAGACTCTGGCCTGGCGAAAGGACCTTTCCAGTTCCATCGCAACGCATGGGACGATTGCTCCCAGGCGCGAGTCTCCGGGT